TCAAAGCTGAATAGAAGTTAGTGGGCGACCACGACTAAGTATGATACATCATGTTGTTACTATCACAACAGTACAACATAGAAAGGAGAGAAACCTATGTTAACGACAGAGGACAACCCATTCAATCCTTGGACTCAGTATGAGCTTTGGCGTCGTTGGGACATCGATCATGGTTACA